TGCCAGAACAACTAATGCCTACTGCTCTTCCTTTGGTATTGGCTCAAACTAAAGAAGCTGTTACTGATGTAGCTAATCCTGGTATTCCTGATAAAGTTGCTCAACCAGATATTTCAGGAAAAGCTGTTCAAAAATTAGAAGCTAGAATTGAACGTCAGTCTATGAGGTTTCAAACTCATATGAAACATGCAAAACGTAGAGATGGTGAAGTTTGGATTTCTATGGCTTCTGAAGTTATAGATACTCCAAGAAAAGTTATGGTTGAATTATCTGATGGTACCAAAAAAGAAACTCAAGTAATGGACACCATAATAGATAAGGAGACTGGTGATCTTGTTACTGTTAATGATTTACGAAGAGCTGAATTTGAGGTTTTTTCTAAAATAGGTCCTAATTATTCAAGTCAAAAAGAACAAACTATTGATAGATTAGAAATGATGATGATGCAAATGCCTCCTGATGATCCTGTGAGAAAAGCTTTACAACTTAAAATACTTGCTCTTCAAGATGGTGTTGAATTTAGTGATATAAGAGATTATGTGAATAAACAATTAATTACTATGGGTATTAGGAAACCTCAAACACCAGAAGAAGAAGAATTTGCAGAACAAATGCAAAATCAACCAAAACAACCAGATGCTGCTACAATGATAGCTATTGCAGAAAATAAGAAAGGAGATGCTGATCTTCTTGAACAAAAACGTAAAGGAATTGAAATGCAATTAAAAGCACAAAATGATGAAAGACAATCAGCTATTGATGCTTTTGATGCTGAAACAAAACGTATGAGTGTAATGATTGATTTAAAAGAAGCAAATGCTAACATTGATATGAATAGTATAGAAATTTTTGGTAAACAAGTTGATAGAGCTACTAAACTTATAGATTTAAAAAATGTAACTAAAAATGTAAATAAACAACTCTCAAGTGGGAGTGGTTAACAGAGATGAACTGGTTAAACATAAGTACTTGTGCTTCACATAAGGCCCTAACATCAAGGAGGATATGATGGTTGAAGAAAATCTGGAAGAAGTTGTTGAAGAAGAAATTGAGGAAGAGCTTGAAGAAGTAATTGAAGAAGAGCTCGGAGAAGATGGTAAACCTATAAAAGTAGTAGAAGACTGGATGAAAGAAGAAGATGATGATGACCAGACATTATCTGGAATTATGCCAGTTAGTGCACACATACGTGCAAAACGAAAATTAAAAGGAAGAATCGGAGAGAGAGATTCTGAGATTGAAAATCTTAAGGAAGAAGTTAAAAAACTTAAGGAACAAAAATTAATACCTTCTACTCAAGATGAAATTTCAATAAGACCTAAAGAAAGTGATTATGAATCTTTAGAAGCTTATCATACTGCTCTGGATGAATATGAAGACAAACGGATTGAATCTAAGTTTTCTGTTGTGCAAGGAAAAAACCAACTTCAAGAAACACAGAATATAGCTATTAAACAACTCAATGATAATGTAGATAAACATTATATACGAGCTGATAAGTTAATTGAAGATAGTGGTATTTCAGCAGAAACTTATAAACAATCTGATGAAGCAGTAAGAAACGCTATTGAGGCGGTTAGACCAGGACAGGGTAATTTAGTTGTTGATCAAATAATTTCAGTCTTAGGAGAAGGTTCTGAGAAAGTTATATATAAACTGGGAAGAAGTAAAGCTCTTCGTGGTGAATTAATAACTCTTCTTTCAGAAGATCCTCATGGTTTAAAAGCAATAGCTTTTTTGGGTGAACAAAAAGCAAAACTATTAAATACCAAAGGAAGAAAATCAAATGCTCCTGCTCCTACTAATGAAGTAAGCGGGGATGCTACATCATCTACTAAAGAGCGAGTTTTCAAAAAGAAATATGATGGTGCACATGAGAAGCATAATTCACAAGCTGCTTATAATGCTAAGAAAGAAGCAAAAGTGGCAGGTATTGATACTTCTAAATGGTAATGAAAGGATAAAAAATCATGGCCTTATCAACAGGTAAAGTTGCAGAAATAATGTTTGAGAAATTTAAAGAAATGTATGAGAATCAGCAAACTCTTCTTACTCTTGTCGATTTTCATGAACCTCCTGGAGGTTCAATGCAGAATGCCAGTAATGTAATTTGGTATCCTGTACAACAGCAAGCTCCAGTAATTTCTGGTTGGGATTTATCAGATACAGAAACTGGAATTATTGAGGAAACTTATCCAGCTGTTCTTGGAACTCCAAATAATGATTTTGTACAGATGAGAGCAGATGATCTTCGAGATCCACGTTTTTGGGAACGTAGAGCTGAACAATCAGGTAAACGTCAAGCCTCTGAATTAAATTCAGATATAGCAACAGCTATTGTAGTTCAAGGTTCTATATTCTATCGGTCTAATGCAACAAGCGGTTATGAGTTTATCGCTGAAGCTCAGACTCTTATGAATGAACGGCAACTTAATCATACACAAAGAAATTTTGTTATTAATGATAGAGACAATCTTCTCTTTGGTACTGATTTAGCAGCTCGTCAAACTTTGCAGGGTAAACCTGCAGAAGTATGGACAAATGGGCAGATTGGTAAAAATATTGCAGGGTTTGATATTTTTACAGGTTCTTTTTTGCCTAATATAACAGGTGCAGCTGATCCTGCAGTAACAGTAACTGGTGACCAAGCTTTTGTTCCTTCAGGTGGTTCAGTGAATGCTACTACACATGTTGTAACAAATATTGATTATCGAGAAGCATCTTTAATTGTTAATAATTCTGCTCTTATGGCAGTTGGAGATAAATTTACTATTGAAAATGGTGGAACTGTTATTCAATCTATTGGTCTTGGAGATAAAAATCCTTCTGGTCAAGCAATGATTTTTACTTGTATTGAATTAACAGATGCAACTCATATTAAAATTTATCCTAAACCAATTGCTGCGGATCAAGCAGGAATTTCAGTTATTGAAGCAGCTTATGCTAATATTGATACAGCTATTTTAGATGCTGCTACTATTACTCGTCTTAATATTGATGCAACTCAGAAAACAAATATTTTTTGGGATAAATCAGCAATTGAAGTTATTGGTGGTACAATTCCCGCTGAGCTTTTTAAACAGTATGATGGTATGAAAGTTATTACAGATACCATGCCTAATGGTCTTAGGGTTTATATGGTTTATGATGGAGATATGGCTACAATGAATTTTAGGTTTAGAGTGTTTACCTGGTATGGAATTACAGTTTCTAATCCTTCAAATTGTGGAGTTGCAGTTACTTTTTAATCTAATAGCTTAATTAGGGGTGGGGCATAAAGCCCCACCATAAATAAGGAGAAAAAATTATGTCACGAATTTTAAGAATTGGTGAAATATATCATCGGCATGATTATGATGAAACAGATGATCTTGCTATTGCTGTAGCAGCTGATGCATTAGTGATTCCTGTTACTCATGCATATGTTGCTAAAACAAGTGGTGGTGATAGTGAGGCTTTAACTTTGGCAAATGGTGAGCCAGGTCAAATTTTAGTTATTAATCTTGTAGTTGATGGTGGTGGAACAAGTACTTTAACTCCTGCAACTGCAACAGGATGGGCAACAATTATATTTGATGATGCTTTTGATCAAGCTGTTTTATTCTATGTAAATGATGTTGCAGGTTGGCGAATATGGAGTCTTACAGGAACAGGAGGTCCTCCAGCCCATACTTAATTGTTAATCTTTTAATCTCTGGGTGGAATTAAATCTCCACCCTGAACAAGGAGATAAATTATGACTTTTGGATCAAATAGAGATTTTTTTCACACAGGACTACAGGTTGGAAGAAGTGATATTCGAGCAATGATGGATGGCATGGGACCTGGAGATCATTTTTTTGTTGATTATCGTAATGGTGCTGATGGGAATGATGGGCAAACTTGGGAAAAAGCCCTTCGGACTTATTCAGAAGCCATTGATAGAGTTCAATCTAACCATAATGATGTAATTCATATTGATGGTGATAGTGAAGTACTTGAACCTGGAATGGTTACAGTTAGCAAAAACCGAGTACACACTATTGGGCATAATGGCGTTTTGGGTCATTATGGTCCTGGAGCAAGAATTGGTATGAGTGCTGCTGTTGCTGACTATGCTACAATTAGAAATACAGGTGTTAGAAATACATTTACTGGTATTAAAATCTCCAGTGGTGGTTCTACAACTGGTTATTGGGCTTTATGGGAAGCTGGAGAATATGGCAGATACTTTAACTGTGAAGTTCAGAAAACGAATGTATTTAATGTAACAACTGCTGGTGATCTTAAACTTACTGGTGATAGTCCACAGTTTTATAATTGTTCTATTGGTGTGTCTTCGATTGAGACTGTTGGTGCAATTATTAGACCCAATGTTTATATACCTAGTCTTGGATCAGGTACAGGAGAAAGAGTTCGGGACGGATATTTCCAGGATTGTATATTTCCAAAAATGACTGGGAATGCTGCTGCTCGTTTTGTTTATGTAGATGGGGACACAATTGAAAGGTGGTTGATTTTTAATAACTGTATCTTTATTACACATAAGTTGTCTACTGCTGAACCTACTTTTGGAATAGGAGCCAGTGTTGCCCAAACAATAGGGCGTGTACTTTGTAAAGATTGTGTATGGTTGCTTCCTGGTCAGTCACTTGAGGATGCTATGGGTTTTTATGAAACTGGTGCAGTTCCTACTATTGATGCGACTGGTATTCCAGTAACTACCTAACAATTTAACTGGGAGCCCGAAAGGGCTCCTACATTTAAAGGTGATAAAATGGCAATCATACTTTATAAACCAGGAAATTCATATAAAAGTCCAAAGGGCATCCAGTGCCAGTTTCAGATATGTGATCCGTTTTCATATGAGCACCTTTTGGAAGATGGCTGGTTCAGAACACCGGAAGAAGTTGTAAAGGCGGAAGAAACTGAAGCTGAGGCTAAAGCTGAAGAAATCAAGAAAGAGGAAGAAGCCAAAGCCAAAGCCAATGCAAAAGCAGATGCAAAAGCAAAAGCAATAGTAATAGCAATAGCAAAAGCAAAAGCGGTTTCCAAAGAAATTAAGGAATAATTATGGCAATTGAAAATACTAAAGGGGATATTTTATATAGAGCTTTTTCTGCTCTAAGAATTTCAGGAGTTACTGTTGATCCATCTCCTTCAGATTTAGAGTTAGCTTTAGCTAAATTAGAAAATATGGCTGCTGAACTGGTCGGGAGAAACATTTGTACAAATTATTTTTTTGAGGATGAACCTGACCCTGGTACTCCCCATAATATGGAAAGAAAATTCTGGCATTCATTTGAGGTTATGCTTGCAGTAAGGCTAATGCCAGATTTTGGCAAAGGAACACAACCTAATGTTGCTTTAATAAGACAAGGTTCTGCTGGCTTTTCTTTTCTATCATCAGCAACTGCTAGAGTAAATCCTGTTCAATACCCAAGTAGAATGCCAAAAGGAAGTGGAGCAACTCGATGCCAAAGATGGAGAAGATTTTTTGAAGCTCAAGATCAAGCTCCAAATTCTTGTCTTACCAAAACAATGTATATTGATGATGTAAGAACTTTTGTAGAGCATTTTGACTCCATCCTAGAAGATGGTGAAGATATTTCTGCATATACTATTGAAGCTAATACTGGTTTGACAATAAATTCGGATTCTCTTACAACTCCTAATATTACATATAATGTTACTGCTGATGGAAATACTGATGGAACTGGCATATCTTACTTAAATGTAAAAATTGTTGTAACAACCTCAGACGGTAGAGTTGTAAATAGGATTATTAACTTTAGAATTCTTGCATCGGATATAGACTAATGCCAATAGAACCCATTACATTAATAAAAGGCGATAAGATTGGTGTAGAAACCGATTACAGGGATGCTCTGCCCGTCAATATGTATGCTGTGAAAAGGGACATTTTAGGTGCAAAAGGGTACATGATCGGATATCCCGGCTTGACAAAATTAGCAGACGGTAAAGGGGCAGATCGAGGTGGGAATTATAATGAGAGGCTTTCTGACCATTATCGAGTATCCGGAACCAAATTAATATCAGTTGCAGCCGACGGAACTGTGGTAGAACTGGGTAATATTCCTGGAGCTTCACAGGCACGTCTTATTGACTTGTATAGTTTCAATACCCAAGGAATTATAGCAGATGGTAATTTTTATCTTTACAGTCCTGGTGGCGGATTTCAACATATAGTTGACGCTGACATTGGAAATCCAATTGATGGGGTTTGGATTGATAATTATTATTTTTTGACAGATGGTGAATATATATACCATACCGAACTTGCTGATGAAACAAGCATTGATCCTTTAATGTATGCAACCGCTGAGTTTATGCCTGATCCATCTCTTGGATTGGCTAAGACTCAAGATAACAAAGTCATAGTATTTGGGCGGTATTCTCTTGAGTATTTTGTTAATGTAGCGACGGCAAATTTTGCATTTCAGCGAGTGGTGACAAGAGCACAAAAGATTGGAATAGTAGCAACCCATGCAAAATGTGAATCAGGTGGAAAGTTTTATATTACTGGCGGTTATCGAGACAGTGCTGTGTCTGTTTATATCATCGGTATCGGCAGTGCTACAAAAGTTTCCACTCGTGAAATTGATAAGGTCTTAGCTAAATATACAGAACCAGAACTATCAGATATCCGAATGGAGTGCAGAACTGAAAATGATGTGACTTTTATTTTAGTTCATCTTCCTGAGGAAACACTTTGTTTCAATGAATCTATTGCTGCCGAATTTGGAAAAGAAATTGCATGGAGTCTGTTAAAGACTGGTACAGGAAATA